AGAACTATTCCTACAAAATCTGTTTGAAAATGGCGGCCATGTGGTTGCTGCAGCAGAAAATGCTGGGTACACAAAGGGTTCTGCAGGATATTTACGTAGTAAATTAGCTGATGAGATCATAAAACGATCAAAAAACCTACTCGCAAGTGCTTCTGTAAAGGCTACCAACAGGTTAATTAGCATGATTGACACCCCACAGGTAGAAAGAGGGGATGATGTCCGTCTGAAGGCTGCAGAATCGTTATTAAACAGAGTTGGGTTGGGTAGAGAAGAAACACATAACCATAATGTACAGGCATTACACGGTGTAGTGCTGTTGCCAGCTAAAAAGGGAGTTATAAATGGCTGATAGAGATAAAGTAATGGAAAGGCTAATTAAAAAAATGACGCAGTTTTATAATATGGAAGGATCTGGTCGTGTAAGTGATAAAGATGTGAGTGCGATAAAAGACTCTGTTGATGTTGGGGTGCTTAATTTTTTTGGTCTGAAACAACATAACGAAGAGTCTATGAAAATGTTAGGAGACATAAAAGAAAAAGCTTTAGCTGCCAGTAGAGAAGGAAATCCATCTGCATTAGCAAGAGGATTTAGTAAACTCAGAGGTATGATTGAGGGAAAACAATATGGTGGTGACATAAAACGTTATGGACAACCAAGAAAAGTAAACGCTAAGTACGATGGCTAATTTAGAACAATCTATAAACCCAAAAGAACAAGTTGCAATGGGGTTGGCTAAAACGTCTGAAGAGTTGAAATTTGCTAAACCATTAACTTTAAAAGAACTTAAAGTAATTGAAAAACAAATTATGCCGTTCTTGGAAAAAGACCCAGTAAGTGCTTTAGGCTGGCTTTCAATAACAAATCCAGAAATATTTGAAGCATTTACAAAAGATGCTCTTCATAAAACAGAATTATATCTTAAAGCATTGGGTGAAAATGAATATCAATTAGGTTCATTTATGGATGTTAGACTTGCAAATAGAAGAGCAGAGATTTTTAGAGAAAAAGTACAAGAAGCAGAACAAAGACCTATCGAACCTCTGCCACCAGCAGAAGCAAATGTAGTTGTGTTAGGAAAACTTCCTTTTACATCACCAAAAAGCAGTGTACGTGAGTTTGATTTAAAAGAAGGTGCGTTACGTGGTCCAAAAAAAGGTGGGATAGATAGGTTAAAATTAAATAGGTCTGAAGTAGAAACACTACTACATGAATTAAATCATGTTGCTCATAGTATACTTGAAACTATATTTAAAGACAGACAAAGCTTAGATCCTAATTTAACCTCTCCAGAAGATTTTGGAAAATATGATGCTTACTTTTATAGTAATCTTGGTGATGAAGGAAAGCCAGATCCTATACAGGTGTTAAAAACAGAAAAAGGATTTGGTAAAAAAGATGGTAAGTATCAATATTTTGCTAGTCCTGATAGAGCTAGACCTTTCGCAAATAAAACACACGAAGCTATATATAGACTTTTGTCGGATAAATTATTTACAGAAGATTTAGCATTTTATAACTCTGAAGTAGTAAGTCAGGGTAAACTGATGCCTAGTTATTTTGAACAAACTTATTATAGTAGATCGCATAAATTTCCTCAGATCGGTATGCCCCTTCCCCCTGATCGTATTTTATCAAAGTATACAACTCAAGGAGGTATTCTCCCTTCTGACAGAGAATATATAAAAACTCTTGATGGCTTTAATAAAACAATTCAAGCGGCAGCCCAAAGTGTTTTAGATGATTTGCAATACACAGTTAAAGAAAATATAATGCAAAAAAAAGATATGATACCACCAAAAGATAATGTATACACCGTAATACAAGAACTTAAAACAGGTGAATTAAATGAAGAAAAAGAAGATGATGAGTGGTCAATATCAGGGTTTATAAAAAATCTATTTAACAAATGACTAATAAACGTGGGCGACCAAAAAAAGATCCTAATGCCCCTAAACAATCTTACAATGTATCGGCAATAGAACGAGCTAAACGAGCAACTCGTAAGAAACTTAGAGCCGAAAGAAAACAAGCTGAAAAGGCTGCAAAGAAAGTACAGAAGCACAGACAAAATGCGAAACGTATTGAAAACACTGCAAAGAACCTTACTAACGGAACTTCAAAAGTTGTGGACTTGGGTGATGAACTCAATTCGTTACAACCTGTATCTGATCTGGTCGAAGATCAGGAAGTTATATTCAGACCTAACAATGGTCCTCAAGAAGAATTTCTATCTTCCTCTGAAGAAGATGTGTTATACGGTGGGGCTGCAGGAGGGGGCAAGTCTTTCGCTTTGCTTGTTGATCCTCTCCGTTATTGTCATAACCCTAATCATCGTGGTCTTCTCCTAAGAAGAACTCTTGATGAACTGACAGAACTGATCGATAAGTCAAGACAGTTATATACAAAGGCTTTTCCAAAAGCTATATTTAGAGAATCAAAATCTACATGGGTGTTTCCATCAGGGGCAACGATGTGGTTTACTTATTTGGATAGAGACAAAGATGTTACACGATTTCAAGGACAGGCTTTTAACTGGATTGGAATCGATGAGATAACGCAATACCCAACACCTTATGTTTGGGATTATTTGCGTTCAAGGCTACGTACAACAGATGACGAACTAAGACCTTACATGTCAATGCGTTGTACTGGCAACCCCGGAGGAGTTGGTGGTTGGTGGATTAAGAAGATGTATATTGATCCATCTGAATTTAACAAGCCCTTTGCAGCTACAGATGTAGAGTCAGGGCAACAACTACTGTATCCAGAAGGGCATGAAAAAGCAAGGCAACCGTTGTTCTACCGTAAATTTATTCCTGCACGGTTGACTGATAATCCCTATCTGATGCAAGATGGCAGATACGAAGCCATGCTCAGATCGCTCCCAGAAGTTGAACGGAAGAGACTTCTTGAAGGGGATTGGGATGTGGCAGAGGGAGCCGCCTTCCCAGAGTTTTCAAAAACACGGCATGTTGTTGAGCCATTTGAGATACCAACTAACTGGCCCAGAATACGTGCAGCGGATTATGGATACGCAAGTCCATCGTGTGTATTGTGGGGGGCGATTGATTGGGATAATAATATTTGGATTTATCGTGAGTTATATGTTAGACAACACACAGCAGAACAGTTAGCTGATAAAATTTTAGAAATAGAACAGCTTGATCCAGTACCTCACTATTCAGTTCTTGACTCATCTTGTTGGAACAGAACAGGGTTTGGACCATCGATTGCTGAAACAATGATGCGTTTGGGAGTTCGTTGGACACCTTCAGATAGAAATAGGTTGCAGGGTAAAATGGAAATACACAGACGATTAGCAGATAACCCATTGACAAAATTACCAAGAATCCGTATATTTAATACATGTAGCAATGTTATTCGACAGCTTGCAGGGATACCTTTGTCGAAAAGTAATTCAGAAGATGTTGACACAAAAGCAGAAGATCATGCATATGATGCATTAAGATATTTATCGATGTGTAGAATGTCTCCTCATGTGTCAATACATAAAAGTTTAAATAATATAAAAGAACAAGTTTATAGACCACAAGATAGCACGTTTGGGTATTAAGAATGGCCGCAAAATCTTATTTAGTTAAAAATCCAAATTTTGATGTAAATGTAACTACATTGAAGGATTTTATAACGATGTACGCAAAAGAAAATGCAAGTCTTAAAGATCCTGACAAGTATATTAAACAATTTACAAATTTAAAATCTCTAGAGCCATTTTTAGATAGACCAATGTCTGTGCTTTTTGAAACATCTAAAAATCCAGCTAATAATCCGTATGCACAGTTTTATGATCAAGAAGTAGAACGAGTAGGAACTGGAGAAAAACTTGCTAATTCTATTAGACCTGTTAAATCAAAGTTTCAAATTCTTCAGGATAACTATAATCAAAATTTAGCATCAAAAGGATTAGTATCTGATGTTGACATAACTGGAGCAAGGATTACTCCAGATAAACCCAAAGCAAAGGCAACAAAACAAATTGTAAAACCTCGATTAATGGGGGAGTTTCAAATAAAATTAATGGAAAATGTTGCAAAGAATCCTAAAAATGCTTCAATGGCTAGGGCTTCTTTAATTCTTATGAATACAGGGATGCGACCTAATGAGATATTAAAATTAAAAGCAGGGGATATTCAATTTGTTGAGGGGAGTGCTGCTCCGGGCATCGTTCAAAGAAATACAAAAACAGGAGCAGTTGCAAATGTTGTGTTAGGACCACGATCTTATGCGTTGTTTCAACAGCAAATGGCTGACATGCAAGCACAGGGAATTGAAATAAAAGCCAACACACCTTTGTTCAAAGATATAGATGATACAACTTTAACAAAGTATTTAAAAACAATAAAAGTTCCCGGAATAATAGAAGACGTAGCAACAGGGGCTAAATTTGATACAATTACATCTTACGATTTTAGAAGACTTCATGCCACAGCAGCATATAATTTAAGAATAGGATCGGATGAAGCTCGTACTGTAAAAGGAAGTATAGCAGGTAGAACTGCAGAGGTAGGATACATTTCTCCTGAACCGGGATTCTTTGAACCAGAAGCTACTAAAATTCCAAATACAATAGACAACTATTATTTTAACTTGGTTCAAGATAAAGTTGCTATAGGTGGTAAGCTACCACCAAATACAGTGCTTGACCCAAATACTGATTTATTTAAAGTAGCTAGTGGGCAAGAAAAATTTAAAACAATGGCAGCCGATCAGAAGTATTCTATAAAAACGTTAGTTGAAGCTCCAGAAGTAACTTTTGAAAAAGCAGTAACAAGTACGTCAGAAGATAAACCAAAAACACGAATTAAGGGGTATGATGATTTGCCCCCTCATATTCAAGCAACTTTAAAAGGGATGTTAAAAACTGCAGCGTTTGTATTCCCACCAGTAGGAGCAGTAATGACATATAAGGAAAGTAGGGCTGAAGGATTTGATCCAGTAGAATCAGCCGCACTCGCATCAACAGAATTTGCTCCTCTATCTTATGGGGATGTAAAAGCAGCACAAGATGTTGCAGGTTTTATTGATGAAAAAGCAGTAAAACCAATAACTAAACCTGTTGCAAAAGCAGCAAGTGAATTTGAACAGGGTTTTCTATCAAGATTACCCATACCATCAATTAACTAAGGGAGAAAATTATGCCGGGAGGTAATTATAACTTTGGTGAAAGCTATATTATGAACTCAGACAAAACATCTGTAGATGATCCAATGGGTTCTAATCAGTTGAATAGAGAAAGCTTAGAGTTTGATACAAGAGCAGCACGAGATGTTCTTACACAAGATGCTCCAAAGCAACAAACTAAAACAACTGTAGATGCTTCACTATTTGCAATGGCAGAACAAAGAGACTACTAAGAAAGTAAATTATGGAAGAAAACTTTCTGCAACCACCTGATGATGATTCTGTTCAGGTACAAAATCCAGATGAACAAATGCCGGGCTTGGCAGGGTATGTCAAGTCTAAGTTTGAAGATTCTGAAAATGGTAGACGAGTACATGAACAGAAGTGGTTGCAAGCTTATAAAAACTTTAGGGGCATCTATGATAGTACAACTACGTACAGAGAATCAGAACGCTCACAAGTATTTATAAAAATAACGAAGACAAAAGTTCTTGCAGCTTACGGACAAATTGTTGATATTCTTTTTAACAACAAAAAATTTCCGATAACTCTAGATCCTACTCCTGTGCCTGAAGGTATAGCAGAGTTTGCACATGCTAAAACACCACTAGATGATATAGTTGATCCATATGGGTTTGAAGGAGATGGTAGAGAAGTACCTGCAGGTGCAACAAGTCCTGATCAATTAGGGTCAAAGTATAAAGATCTTCCGTTAGAGGAAGGTCCGTCAATAGCAGGAGAACCACAAGTAAGTCCTGCTAAAGAAGCAGCAATGGAAATGGAGAAACTTATTCATGACCAACTGCTTGACACTAATGCAGTAACAGTATTTAGAAATGCTATATTTGAAGCTTCGTTATTAGGAACAGGAATTATAAAAGGTCCTTTTAATCATTATAAACGTGTTCATAAATGGTCATCGTCAGAGGATGGTACAAAACAATATGATCCTTATGAAAGACTTGTTCCAAGATTAGAATATGTTTCTTGTTGGGATTTTCATCCAGATCCTGCCGCAACACATATTGAAGATTGTGAATATGTTATTCAAAGACATAGAATGACTAGACAACAACTAAGAGGGTTAATAAATAAACCTTACTTTGATGTAGAACAGATAGAAAATACAATAGCTAAAGGACCAAACTATCAAGATAAATATTACGAAGATACAATTCGTGATGACGAAACTCAACCCAACACACAAGAAAATAGATTTGAAGTATTAGAATATTGGGGTGTTCTTGATGCTAAGTTTGCACGAGAAGTTGGACTTGAAATTGGTTCAGAAATGGGAGAGTTTGAACAAGTTCAAATTAACGCATGGGTGTGTGGATCAAATGTACTACGTTGTGTTCTAAATCCATTTACTCCTGCACGAATACCATATAGTGCTTTTCCATATGAAGTTAACCCATATCAATTATGGGGTGTGGGTGTTGCTGAAAATATGGAAGATGCACAGTTACTTATGAATGGTCATGTTAGAATGGCTATTGATAATCTAGCACTTGCAGGTAATCTTGTATTTGATGTAGATGAAGCAAGTTTAGTTCCCGGACAAAACATGGACATTTTTCCGGGCAAGATATTTAGAAGACAATCTGGTGTAACAGGAACAGCAATCAACGGATTAAAGTTTCCAAACACAGCAGGTGAAAATTTACAGATGTACCAGATAAGCAGACAACTCGCAGATGAAGAAACTGGATTGCCATCTATCATGCATGGACAAACTGGAGTGACAGGAACAGGAAGAACAGCTGCAGGATTGTCAATGTTGTTAGGGGGAGCATCGTTATCTGTAAAAACAGTTATAAAAAATATAGATGATTATTTATTAAAACCTATTGGTGAATGTTACTTTCAATGGAATATGCAATTTAACAAAGATACTCCTGAGATTGAAGGTGACTTAGAAATCAAACCAAGTGGTTCAATCGGAGTTATGCAAAAGGAAATAAGAAGTCAAAGATTGACAGCTTTACTCCAAACAGTTGCAAACCCTATGTTAGCACCTTTTATAAAGTTGCCTAACTTGATGAAAGAATTAGCTATAGCACAGGATATAAACCCTGATGAATTAGTTAACGATCTTTCAGAAGCTCAAATATATGCTCAAATGTTACAAGGATTAGCAAATGCTCAACAAGCAACAAGCCAAGATAATAGCCCCACTGGTCAACAACCCCCAAATGTGGGAAATACTGGAAGCGTACCTAACGGAACTCAAGGAGCTAGTGGTGCAGGGAATGATGGTGGCTCAATCGGAGTCGGAGCTACGCCAACTGCAGGGGAAGCTGGCTTTACTGGCAACGCTCCTCAAGTTGAAGAATAGTCAAAAGGAAGTAATAAAAAATGGCTGAAGAAACACCAATATATGATGTAAATAAATACACTCAAACAAATGTGGAGTATGGTGAACCTTTCGAATTAGATTTAACTGACCCAGCTAGAGTTTTAGAATCTACTGGAATTAATGTAGGAGAATCTGTTCAACAAGAAGATGATTTATACACCAATCCTATTATAAAAGAGTTTACAAAGGGAAATGTAGATGGTGGACTTAAAGTGTATACTGGAATGGATATAAATACGTTTGGAACATATAAAGATATGTTAAAAACAGTAGGACTAGGAGACAAAAGTGGTCCGTTAGGCACAAATCAAGCTTTAGCTAAAGGAGCTTTGACAAGTCTTTTGGGAGTTACAGGAATTGCTTTAGGAGGAAGTGGAGAGTTTGGTTTTGGACAACAGTTAAAAGGACCAACAGGCAAACAAGTATTTTCTGTGGGTGGTTTAAGTGAAAAAGCTTTACAACGGCATTTTGAAAACTTCTCACAAGTACAGGAAGCCAATTTAAATAAAGATCTTTTAGGTTTAGATATAAAAAATACGGACACTGGTTTTGCAATGACAATAGATAATTTTCATTTTTCTAGAAAGCCCGGACAAATGTTTTTTGATGGGCATAAAGGACATTTGTCATCAGATGACGGAAATGCACATGCTATGCAAAAATCAATAGAAGCTTTATCAAAAGGACTTGATCCAGCAGGTTATAGACTTGATGGTGAAAATGAAGATAATGGGGGAGCTGCTGGAGGGAGTAGTGCAGGAGGTCGTGTGACAGAGGATGGTTACTATACCTATGTTGCAAACAATAGTTTTGGGTATACAAAATCTGTTCTTTATGGTGGTAATTTAAGTGATAAATTAGCACAAGAATTTGGTACAGATGGTATGACACTTGCTAAAGCTATGCAGTTAGCTCGTGCTGATAAAAATCTTACAGTAACGCAAGCTTTAAAAAATTTAACATCTGGGGAAGAAGAGACTTCAACAAATGAAGAGGAAACTTCAACTGACATATTTGATTTGTTTAATGTAAATAGAAAGAAAGTATCTACTGTATCTCAAGAATCTAAACCTGATTCAGGATCTACATATACTTCTATAAAAGAAAGCGTTCCATCTCAAACATTTGATAAGTCTGATAGACCTTCAGGTAGTGGTGGTTTTAGTGCTAACATACGAGCCAAAGAATCAGGAACTGTGAAGGGAAGAGGGATGAATTTAGGGGGTCAAGTAGGACAACTTGCTAATATGTTAAGACAAACTAGATTAGGGATGAATTTAGGTGGACAGCCTGTAAGCCAAGGTTTAGAAAGTTCTGAAACCCCAAATTCTGAAGAAATAAATGTAAATGAGATGGGTTTTGTTGGAGACAAAACTCCTGATCAAGTAACTCCCAAACAATCAATAGCAGACAATAGACCTATGAATGTACGAGAAGATGATTTTTTAATTAATTCACCTGCTATTGAACAGTTTGGTATTAGAAATATTGCAAACATGATAAGTAGAGGATTAGAAGCAGCAAGGGATGCAGGAGTAGAAATAGTAGATATACCTGTAGATATTCCAAAACAACAGCTAGTTAAAATACTAGCATCTGATTCTGAATTTCGTGTTCCAAAGAATTTAGTTCCGTTCATCGGTCTGGATACTTTAAATCGAATAAATGATCGAGGTAAACCAGTAGTTGAACAACGAACTAGACTAACGTAGCTACCTGCAATAACGCAGCCCTACACACAACGAAGCAGCCACCCAAGCCATATGGCACTGCTAAAGGAGAATAATAATGGCGAAACAAAAAGGGCATAGAGCCAATAAACCCAACGATTCCTTCGGAACTATAAACAATTCTGGATTATACCGTAACAAGTATAAAGAAGAGGTCTATAAAGAGGAAGAGGAAGATAATAAAGAAAATGCAGAACAAGTTGTTTCTGAAGAAAATACTGACCCTTCTACTGTAGAAGCTACTCAGTCTAAAGAAAGTTTTGCAGAAAAAAAAGAATCTAAAGATGTTGATTACAAGAAACGATATGATGATCTAAAACGTCACTACGACCAGAAACAGGAAGAGTGGAAACAGAAAGTTGAATCGGTTCAACAACAATCTCAAGATAACTTAACTCAATTTAAAGATAAATATCCTGATGTACATAGTGCAGTTGAAGAAATAGCAACAAATAGGGCTGAGTCACAACTAGCATCATTAAAACAGGAACTTGATTCTTTAAAAGAACGAGAAAAAGAACTTGAAAAACAGAAAGCTTATGAAGAACTTTTAAGACTTCAACCTAATTTTAACAAGTTAAAAGAAGATGAAAAGTTTATAAAGTGGTTAGATAAGCAACCTGAATCAATATCAAACGGTATTCTTAAAAACAATTCTGATGCAAAATGGGCTTCACGAATTGTAGATCTGTATTATCTTGATAGTGGCTCAAAGAAGTCTGCAAAAATTCCAGATGCAGCAACGTCAATTACATCTAAGGGATCAAAAGAAGTAAATGTATCTCAAAAAGATGGCAAGATATGGAAAGCTTCTGAAATTCAAAAAATGAAACCTTGGGAGTTTGAAAAACTTGAAAAAGATATTGACTTAGCAAGAGCAGAAGGAAGAGTAGATTTCAATTCTTAATTTTAACAACTTTTAAAGGGGAAAAGCGATGGCTTTTGATTCAGCTGCAGGTCACGGTAACC